ATATCAGCTAATGCTTTTTCTAGTTCATCCATTATAAATCCTTTGCTTTTTTAATTTCTGAGAAATGCCACTCTTCATTTAGCTTTACTGCTAAGTAGAACTTACCTTCTTTAGTGCATATCCCAATATCTGTGTCTTTACCTTCTTGAGGACTGAAAAATCCTTGCTTAAGGTTAAAAATCTTATCTTGCTTACCATCGGTAAGTGTCTCAATGGTTTCTTCCATTATGGATTACTCCCTTCTATATCATAGTCAATATCTATGCCATCGATGCGAACATTGCTTTCAGCTCCATAGATTTCAATCTCAATGCTTTTTCCGAGTTCATTCACAATACTAGAATATGTTTGCAACGTAGAATGCTCAATCATTTCTTGTGTAATGGATGCAGTATCACTGCCATCTATATACACCTTATAAGACATAGCTGTACCTGAACCACTACCTTTATAGGTAATGTGCAATTTTGTAAAGCGTTTAAATTTATCAGGTAAACCAAAGTCATATCTTTTTGTCTTTAATAACATTGTAGAAGTCGCATCATTTGCTGTACTACTGAAAACATTAGCAACCTTCTTGGTTTCTCCTTCATACGTTTGTAATTCTTGCGTATCAGATAAAACAAATTGACTTTGATAATGACCTATGAACCCATCAAATTTAGACCAAGATTGTGTATCAAAGTTATACGCATACATTGTATTCGCATCAAAGTCATAATTAACAACTAAGGTATTAATATTTGCGTGGTAGCCAAGAGATAATGCACCTTCATTTATTTTAAGGTCTAATGATTGGTAAGTATCTCTAATTAAAAGAGATAGTTCAGATACTTCTGTCCCACGGATAAGACTTACTTGCTTATTATCTGCAAAGCAAATACCAAAAGGTGTATCTATCACTGCGTGTTTATGTAAACAACCGATACCTGCAATATGTCTTTCTAAAATAAAGTTTACTGATTGTGCGCTTTGGACTCTATAGATATAAATATTTCTTGTTTTAAAGACATATAACCTACTCTGAGCAGAATGTAATACAGTTATTTCATCGCCATCATTCTTACCAACATCAACAAACTTGGCTCCCACCACTGCCTCATCGAGCTTAAAGTTATCAGTAAAGACAATGCGATTCTTTTCACGAAGTGTTTGGTCATTCTCATCCTTAAAATCTATATTTGCATAAAATGCTTTATTACCAACAACAGTAGCTGTATTCCATTTAATTGGTTTTAATCTAGTTTCTGCAGCTCTTCCTGTAAGTGAGTTATATGTAGCAAGTTTTAAACCATCGTTTGGTAAATACCAGGTAGCTACTTTATCTGTAGAGACAGTACACGAAAAAGCACTTTTTGTAGTCCAATAATCACTTGCAGATATTTCAGCAAACCCTTCTCCTTGCCAATTCCCCCAATTCACAGTTCCTGCAGATGTCCCAGTAGTTAAAGTAGTCGTAGAAATTGATTTTATGTTTGCTATATAAGTAGTTGGTTTTTCTAATTCTGCAGAAAATAATGCTAATGTATTAGATGATAAATCCTCTGATACTATAACTGCTTTATCTGCAACAAAATTAGAGTTTGCGAATGCCCATGTACTATCCCCTTTTAATGTATTAGCAGTATATGTATTAGCAGTATGATTCAAATCGTGAACATCATTTGATGTCGCACCCCAGGGTTCTAAGCAAGGAATCCAATAACCTGGATTAGAGTCGGCACTTCCTGCCCCACGGACAATAGAAGTTGTAGTTGAATTTAAAGCTCTGGGATCATCTGCGAATCCATCCTGAACATCGTATGTCGATATTAAATACCAGTCAACATCATTAGCAGGTTGCCAATAAAGATTGATACCAGTTATTCTTTTATTCCAATTCGCAAGAGAGCCTCCTGTATCTAAAACTAATTGTATACCAGGGACTCGACCACCGTCAATATTATTTTCTGGGAACACTCCAATACTACCACCTGCTTCTCGGCCCAATTCGCTTTCCTGAACATAATCATAAATAAAAGTCACTGTATATTTATCTTTATTGTTAAAAGTCCCTGAAGTGACATCGTCCATAAACTTTAAAGTGTCAGAAGGGTAATAAACAAAAATACCTACTTCGTTTGCTGCGTTAATATCATTATTTTGATCAAAGGCGTATTTCATAGGGACGACTGTTGGAGAGGTAAGTTCTGTATCTTCTAATGTCCAGGCATTAATAGCGGCTGACATAGGAGGTGTTCTAAAGCGATAATGAGTGCTTGTTAGCCCTTGACCAAACATATCTCTTTTAATATGACCATACCATTTAGAGTTGTTTGAAAATGAACCATCACCAATTCTTAATACTTGATTATGAACTAGAAGGTCATGTTTAGGCGCTTCTTTGAGAGATACTGATTCAATCGTAAACGAGGCTGAAGATTTTGTACTAAGCGCAATTCCACCACCACTCGAATATGGTGAAAAATATACTGTATGTGTTGCTTGATTATAAGCAGCACTACTAGCATAAACTTCAGTTCCACCACTGTTTGCAATCTCAACAGTACCTGTTCCACTAGCTACTATAAATTGAAGTCTATAAATATTATTCTTCTTAAGTTTTACAGTCATATCTGCATTCGATTGAGATAAAACTCCATCCCCAGAACCTGAAGAGTATGAAGCAATAAATTCAGCAACTCCAGGATCAGGCTGTACCCTACTCCAACCAGTACCAAAAGTCCAATCTGAGCTTGCGCTAAAATCTGTATTTGCAATTGTTTCACTACCGAAAGTAGAATAAGTATTGACTGTTGCCCAAGAACCTCCATCTGTAGAGAGCCTATATACTTTATCTGCGTTTGCGACTACCCACCATTCTGTACTAGTATTATTGCCACTCGCATCTTTTTCTGTTCTATAACGAAGAAATTCAGTGCTAGTGTCTACTGTTGTTGCTAGTGCTGTACNAAGATTAAGTCCTGAACCTTTTTTTGTAATACTACCACGTTTTGTATTGATAGCATTATCAAACTTTTGAAACTGATTATCAGATATATCTAATTCAGATTGATACGTAACTAATCCACCTGAAAAATCTCTTATAGTTTTTCTAGCCATTAAAAGTCGTTATAAGGAACAGTTAGGATTGTACTGCCATCTCTTGATTGTCTTTCAAGAATAACTCTTTGTTTTTGTTCTAACCATTCGTTTTTAAAATATGAAATTAAATTTAGGTCTCTAAGTCTCTCTGATACTCTCCAAGAAGGATAATAGATAAGTATTCGTTGATAACGCTCATCTATTTCTGGTTTTGAAAATACTACAGTTATATTACTAGCAGTTCCTGTAGTTTGATCTTTTACAGTAAAAGCAGTAGAACTATTTACTACAGAAATAAAAGTATCTGCAGGAAGATTAGACCCTACAATGCTCATACCTGCTCTTACATTTTCAGTAGAATCCATAGTAACAGAATTAGAACTAGATGAAAAATCTATAGTAGAATCCACAAACATTTTATGAGGTAAATAATAATAGTAAACCTTTATCTCTTTTACTTCAGTCGGAGTAGGAAATATTCCTAATTTATCATTATGAATGTAAAATGCTTTATCTGTCGTAATATTGCTCATCGAAGAATCATCGGCAATATCACTGATTTCATTGATGCCAATTCTTTGGCAAATAGCACCATCATAGTCTACTCGATATATTCTAGTCATAAACTCTAATGACTCAGAAGTATTTGTAGCTCCCATTCTATTATTTTGAACCAATGTCCAATCTGTTACAGGAGTATTTGTAGTATCTTTCATAAAATACTCTCTCGTATCTACAACTGAATTACGAGTCGCATACCCTTGCAATAGATTTGCCTCATCACAAAGTTGATACTGAGCTTCGTTGATAAGGTCATGTATAACAGAATCAGAGACAACAGAGGTAGAGTCTACTCCTGTAATGTTTCTGACTTCTGTTGTTATTTCTGTTAAGGTCATAATATTCCCAATAAAGAGGGGGAGATTAATCCCCCTCTTCGGTTATTGATTACAGATTAGTTCTCGCTGAAACATACTGAATGACACCGTAGTCTTTGCTGTTGTAGTCACTAATGTCTACACCATAGATCTTTGCTGCTGAAATACCGAGTTGGTTTCCATAGTCAAAGGTCTTTTCTACCCACATCATATCAGATGATTCTGCAAAACAAGCTGCTTGTGCGCCCATGAAAAGGTTTCTAGCAAATGGAATAGCTCCTGAGCCACCATTTGTACCATTAACCACACCTTCATGTGAATGAATCACAACACCATTATAGATACCTAAAGCACCTGAAAATAATGGGTTACTGTCACCACGCTGTTGAGCTTCACGCTGCATCTGTTGAAACTCATCGAGTTCAAACAGATCGTAAGCAACTTCAGGATGTACAACCAAAACATAGTAGTCGTTACCGTCTACACGGATTGGTCTCATTCTGTAGTTAGCAGATCCACCTATCTGAGCGATTGTTTTCATTGCACTAATATCAGCTAAAGTGATTTTATCATCTGCTATTAGAGTACCCTTTGGATCAGAAGATCCATAGGTAGCTCCATCTGTAGCATCTGCTCTTGCATAAGCATGAGTACCACTTGTTGTTGATAGTGCGGAGAAAATATCTGCATCGATAAGTTCTGCATATTGCGTTTTGAGAAGATCTAGGGCAGTGCTTCTGAAATCATAAAGCACTTTAGAGTTTGCGAATTTACCTGTATCTCTTACAGCTAACCTTTTTTGATTCGTGCTAACTGTGTTTGAAAAGGTAGATAGCGATTGCTCGTTACCCTCTAATGATGAATCACCAGTAATTGCACTTCCTGAAAGCTGAGAAACAAGACCA